GGCAGATGATATCCTCACTCCGATCCTTCGCTGGTTCGTCTATCTCGATCATCAGTTCCGCAGCCATCCGATGACGGTGCGCCAGTTCGGTGCGCTGGGTCATGAGATAAACATGGAGATGATCCCTCCGGTGCAGATGGATCGACGGTTTGAGGTACGCTGGTTCGGTGTCGAAGCGATGCGTTCCACCCAGCAACTCCAGATGCAAATGGCGGGGGTGAATGTGATCCGGGGCATCCCGCCCCAGCAGTACCAAGGTTACGAGCTGAACCTCGCGCCGATCTTGGCGCAGTTTGTCGAGAACCTGTTCGGGCCACGACTAGCGCAGCAGGTTTTCCGGGATACCAAGTCACAGCTTTCCCTCGATCCGCAGTTTGAGAACACACTACTGTCACAGGGCTTTCAAGTGCCTGTCAATCCGATGGATCAGGATCAGCAGCATCTTCAGGCGCATCAGCAAGGTATGCAGATGGGCGGCGGCGACCCCAGTGGCGCGTTCCGCACCCATATCATGCAGCACATGCTGAATATCCAGAAGAAGCAGCAGGCGCAGCAGATGCAGCAGATGCAGCAGCAGCCGGGGGCGCAGCCGCAGCTAGGCGGCCCCGGCGGTGCGCGGCAGGGGGCGCGGCCGGCAGGACCGCGTGGAGGGCAGAACCCGCCGGGAGCAATTAGCCCAGACCAGATGCGCGGAACCGGCGTCATGCCGCGCGCGCGTCCGTCGATGCAAGGGGTGCAGTGATTTTTAACGATAGCGGTTATTGGCTTGTTCTTTCGGCGTAGCCCAACGGCAATTGAAAGGATTATAGCCTTTATTGTTATTTTTTCGGTCTAAAGTTTTACCAAAAGGTACGTAGCCCATGTCGGCAAGAAAGTTTTCAAATTTAAGCCAACGGAGGCAAACTTTTATGCCTCGTCCTCCATATCGAGAATATGCTGGATTGTTAGGGTTTCGACAACGAGCGAGCATAGCGGACCAGCGTCTATACTCAGTTGATTGGGGTTTTGATGCATGTCCATGAATGGTATGCCATTCACGGTCGATTTCGCGGTGCATGCAACCGCAGGATTGAGTGTTGCCGGTCATCAGATTGTAACCGTAAACGTGAATTGTCGTCCCGCAGTTACACTTACATCGCCAAATAACGCGGCCATTTTTAACTCGACCCGCTTGACCGAGTACGATAAGACGTCCGAAATGTTTTCCGGTGATATCGATGAGTTTTCTGGGCACGGCGACCTCCATGATAGGTTTGCCAGTGAAGTAGCGGCCGGACATTGGCGTGTCCGGTCGCTGCGCATTTAGGAGTATCGCACATGACGCGCCGAATTGCAATTTCGTCGGGACATGGTTTGCACATTAGGGGTGCAAGAGGAAGTCCGGTTCCTCCTCAGTGTGATGAAGTTGATGAGGCTAGGAAGATCGTTGATCGAGTGGCTGAATTACTTGGATGTGTTAAGTTTCATGATAATACGAGCACTAGTAAGTCGCAAAACCTCAATACAATAGTTGCATGGCATAATAATCAGACACGGGATTTAGACACGAGTATACATTTTAACGCTTTCGATCATAACGCGCATGGCACTGAGGTGCTGTACGTCACACAAGAAGCTTTAGCTAACGATGTCTGCGACGAGATTTGCGAGGCGGGGGATTTTACGAACCGGGGTGCTAAGTACCGGTCCGATTTGGCGTTCTTAAACAACACAAATAAACCGGCGATCCTGATCGAGACTTGTTTTTGCGACAACACGGGCGACTGTAATAAATATCATGCTGATTTTGAGGCAATCTGTCGAGCAATAGCTGAGACTATCAGCGGGCAGTCATTGCCAGACCAACCACCAGAGCAGCCACCGGAAGTGGAGGTGCCGCCCGACACGGGCGAGCCGCCGGCAGGGGTACAGACTGGCACCGTGCATGGTTTGACTACTGGTGACCAGTTGAATATTCGCGCGTCGTCATCGAGCGGTAGCCCGATTATTGGCAAGGCTGACAACAACGATCTGGTGACGGTGGTTGCCAGTGCCATGAACGGCGACACGCAGTGGTACAAACTACAATGGGGGGATGATCACATGGCCGGCGTGGCTGTGTATGGCTGGGCGTCAGCTGCTTATATTCGCGTTGAGCACGACGTGCCGGAGGCAGAAAGTGGCTGGCACACCGGGATTACCGCGACGGAGTTCGGTGAGGGCGAGGATGAGCAGGAAGGGGCTTATGGCGACTACATCACCGGCAGCACTCGTGGTGTCAGTTTTCCCTACAAATGGCGAGATAGTCCACGACCCATGGTGGAGGTGGCGGGGCCGGGAGGTAGTGTGGTCACCGGGGTCGTGGATGTCGGCCCGTGGAATACTGACGACCCCGATTATGTCTTGGGTACAGAACGACCTCTAGCTGAGCAGCAGTATGCTGACGGCACTGAAGCGCAAAACGGGCAGGTGCCTAGCAATCCCGCCGGCATCGATTTGACCGCGCCGATCGCGGAAGAGGTGGGGGTTTCAGGCAAAGGGAAGGTCAACTGGCGGCTTGCGCCGGAAGGCGCTACCATGACTGTGGCGGCACATAAACCGAAACATAAGGGTAAACGCCGTGCATGACGGGACCGGTTGAGGAAGCGGGCAAAGTTGCGACGGGTATTATTGATGCGCTGAAGGCGCAGCCGGCTGTACTCGCCTTATCGCTTGCTCAGATCGCCATGCTCGTATTTTTGTTTTATGCTCTCGTTAAAGCCGCAGAATTTCGCGAGCAGTCGCTCAAGAACCAATATGAGATGATGCGGGAAACCCAGCAGCTGCTGTCAAAGTGCGTAGTTCCGGGTAAAGCTGATACCTATACAATGGAACCCCTGAAGCCTCTCGGTGAGGCGGAGGAGCCACACAAGGAGCCCTGACAATGCAAGTCGATACGACGAAATATCGTGCGGCAATCAATCAGCTGCTGCAAGCCGTGCAGATGAAAGAATGGTCGATGGTCGATAGTGCGGCGAATGCCTTGAATTTTCTGCATCTGGACACGGAACGGGCGATTGCAGTTCCGGCTGAGGAAGCGGCTGAGCCAGAGGAAGAGCATGCCACTAGGCGTAGAAGGTAGTTGCCAAGACGTTCTACTGGGTATAGTTTCCCCGGCCATCTCCGAGTGACGGGCGTTACCCGTCCACGCCTGACGCACGTTATGCGTCCATTGGAGCTGCGTGATGGCTGATGACGACATCGATCCAAGGGAGGCCGATACTCTCGGTCCCAATGGCGATGACGAGGAACCTGTTGAAGAACAGGAGCCGGATCAGCCGGATAATCAAGACGAAGACGAGCCAGAGCCGCAAGAACCTGAGCTAGCCGCGCGACAGGGTCGCCGTGCAGATCACAGGTTTCAGGCTCTGAATGAGCGAGCACGGCTGGCAGAAGAGCGAGCCCGTGAGAGCGATCGTCGTCTTGATGAGCTTCTGCGGCAGCGAATGCAGCCGCAAATGCCACAGGGGGAAACCCCCGCGCAGCGTGAGGAACGTCGATCAAGATTGACCCCGGAGGAACGCCTCACTGAAGACCAGCGTGATATGGAAAACCGTATTACGCGACAGATGCAGGGATGGCAGTACACCACTTGGGAAAATCAAGACCGGGCGCTCTATGAGGCTGAAGCGAGACGCGACCCCGAATTTCGCGCGTACAAGGACAAAGTCGAAAAGACGATAGAACAGGAGCGTGCGGCTGGGCGTAGCACGCCGGCTCGCGAGCAAGTTTTCTATTATCTTTACGGCAAGGAGATGTACGAGAAAGCTCGGGCAGAACGTCAGAAGCAGAGGCAGCAAGCTGCGCGGCGTGTACAAGGCAATACGGTAAGACCCGGCTCGAATGCGACCCGCAGCGATGTGCAGCCTGCCCGCCGATCCGGCGGACGCAGCCTTGAGGAGCGTCTATCAGATGTCATTCTCTGACCTGAAAGGCGTGACCCATGCCCGTCAATTACTCTGCGTCCTTCCAGTCGGACGTCGAAGCCTATATCGCGGATAAGACGCTCCCTCTTGCCCGTCGCCAGCTGGTCGTTTACCAGTTCGGCGATCCCCTCGAACTCCCCAAGGGTCGCGGTACGACCTACACCGCCACGCGATATATTCGCGTGCCGCTGCCCTTTGCACCGCTCTCCGAAGGCGTTCCGCCGATCGGCGAGGTGATGACGATCCAGCAGGTTGCAGCCACTGCCTTACAGTGGGGTGACAAGATTACCATCACGGATGTGGCGGAACTCACCATCAAGCACCCCCTATTCAAAAAGGCGATCGAGCTGACCGGCCTGCAAGTGGCTGAAACCTTCGAGCGCAATACCTTCAACGCGTTGATGGCCTTTGCGCAGGTCAATTACGTGAACTCGCGGGGCGCGCGCGCTTCGCTGGTTGCCGGTGACGTGCTCAACGTCCATGAATTGAACCGGGCCTATGCTATGCTGGTCACGCTCGGCGCGCCGCGTTATTCCGGCGACGAGATGACCGACACCAAGATTGCAGCGGATAGTGGCGGTGCTAAAGCTTCGAATAATCCGCGAGCCATGCCGCACTACGTATGTGTTGCGCATCCGTTTGTGGCGGGCGACCTCCGTGAAAATTCTCAGATCAATACGGCTTGGTCGTACAGTGATATTAATCGCTTGTATAATTATGAGATCGGCGAGTGGAGCGGCGTGCGCTTTTGTCTCTCTAACCTTGTTCCATCCTTCACCGGAGTAGCTGTTATTACTGCGACTGCGACTGCTGGTGGCACTTTTGCTGCCGGCACCTACGCTGTTCAAATAACGGCATCCGATACGCAGAACCAGTACGAGAGCCGGGTCTATCAGGTGCAGACTGGCCTTGTGCTGACCGCGAACCAAGCTATTCAGGTGGTTCTGCCGGCGCTTGCCGGCTATACCTTCAACGTCTATGTCAGCGCGGCCGGCTCAACGACACCGGTCAATCTCGGTCTGAGCACCGCTGGTCCGACAACGGGACCGATGCAGGGTCAGGCTACGCAGCTGGCACCTGGAACGACCGTGACGATCACTGGACCCGGTGCTGCGCAAGTGCCCCCCGCTGCGCCCGCCACGGGTGTCACGGTCTACCCTACCTTCATCTTCGGTCGCGGTGCTTACGGGCAAGTCGTGCTCGACGATGTGAAATTTAGCTATT